TTTGAGCAGCTCCTCCTCGGCCATCATTCTGGCCTTGAGCTGGAGGGCGCGAATCTCTTCTGCCGCCTGCGGGTCGAGGCCGGCGACCTCTTCTGGCTGATAGCCCACGAGCTGCTGGGCTGCCGAGATCTGCTCGTCGGTGGCGAAGATCCGGCCCATCACCGCCCGCATCTCGGGCGAGATCTCGATCTTGAACCCAGCCTCAGCCTCGAGGCCGGCGATATCCCGGTAGATGTCGACGAACCACTGCCTCACCCTGCGGAAGGTGAAGCGCAGATCCTGTGACGGGGCCTCTCCGGTGAGGAAGTAGGCCTCGATCGAGCGGGCGAACGCCTCCTGCTGCTGGGTCGTGAGAGCGACCTGATCTTCCGCGATCTTGAAATGCTCGGCCAGGACCTTCCAGTCGGCCAAATACTTCGGATCGGCCTTGCCTGAGCGGGCGTGGACGAGGGCGTGTTTGAGCCACGAGTGGGACATCTCGTGGATGAAGCTGGTCTGGTCGTGCTGCTCGAACAGCAGGAGGGTGTTGGTGTCGGGGAGGAAGGCTCCCTTGATGATGCGCTCGCCATCACCCTCCGGCTGCTTCTGAGCGGCCTGAAGCAGCGGCTCCTCTTCGGCCGGCATGACGGCGGCCTTCTGATCCGCGAAGCGCGTCTTCTTGGGATTCTTCCTGTTCTCCTCACCGAAGGGGCCGAAGTTCACCCAGGAGTTCTGGCCGTCTGTTTCCGTGCGAAGAGCTTGCTGGGCCAGCTCGGAATACATGAGCCGGTGTGTCAGGTAGGCGTTGTATTCTCCGCTCGGGCCGAACGGGAATCCCTCTTGCGCGTGGCCGAAGATGTCGTGGACAATCCTGAAAACGTCGTTGGCGAGCAGAACGCTGTCGCCAATCTTCTCCTTGGTCTCGGCCAAGAGAGGATGCTCTATTCCAGCTCCCTCCGGGCCAAAGCCGGCGGCTGTCGGGAAGAACCAGAGATGCCCTCTGCGGACATCCGCGATCATGTCTTTCGAGGATTTATATGGGTCAGGCTGACCGGCAGGAATCGCTTCGATCTCGACCAGACTCTTAACGAGCTGGAATTGGGCCAAGGTCTCTTTGATCAGGGCGGCATAAGCGGCCTTGACCTCTGGATTCTTGGGATCGTGCTTGAGGGCTTCGTAGGCCTTCGCAATTCGCGAACCGCGAACGGGATCCGCTGGGGTGAATATCTGGAGGCGCTGGTGCGGGACACCAGCCTGCTCGGCGTATTCCCGAGCGAGATCGACGACTTCTTGCGTTACTCCTGGGGAGGCTTGGGGGAGGCCTTGAACGGGCGCGGCTTTCTCCAGCCGGCCTGGAGGCGCTGGTTGGAGAGGTTCTCCTCTTCCTGGTCCTGCTGCTTCTGCTCTTCCTGGTCCTGCTCCGGCGGCAGGCCCGAAGGCGTCCGGAAGTAGCCGAAGCCGACTGTCGAGATCGAGTTGTCCTTCGAGTGCTTTCCGCTTTCGTCCCAGGAGAGAACGCCGATAGCCTTGCCCTGATTTTCGCTTTCGCCAGTCGTTGGACTCGGAGATGACTTCGTAGTTGCCGTAGCTCCCGCTGACGCCGATGGAGAGTTCGCGGCTCGCTTGGTCGATCGCTTTTCTGAAGGCTTGCTTTTCTCGCTCATTCCAGTGGCCCGTCCAGACGACTGCGCCCTTCTTCGCGTCAAAGCGTCCATGCAGGAATCGGAGGGCGGGCTTGCCTTTGACGACCACCATCTGGTAGCCGTCACCGATGGTGAACTTGCCCTCCGCAGCCATGATCTCGCGGACCCTGGCCACGAACTGCTCGGTCCCGTCTTTGCTGCCGAGAACCGACCCTGCTTCCTCGACGATAGTATAGCCCCCGGAACCACCGCTGTCAAGAGGACGAACGATGATGACCTCGGTCTGCCGGAGGGCGTAGCCGAGGACGGCGGCAAAATCCCGCAGCGCCTCCGGGCTCCCGAGGGCTTCGATCTGGACGGATCCCTCTCGCTCGCCCAGGTAGGCCCCGCCAGCTGAGAGGGCTTTTCTGACCTTGACGCGAGCCAGCTCAGCTGCGGCCTGGACGATCTGGCTGGCGGCTTGCGGCGTGATCTCACCGGCCGCCTCGAGGCCAGTCCCGGCCCCTGGCTTCAGGCCTATTGAGACGTTCCTGGTGTTGAGATCGAAGATGTCGGACGGGAACTGAGGCTTCCTCCCCATCTCCCGCTGGAAGGCCATCCAGCCGACGGCCTGGGCCTCGAAAGACTTCCAGTCGCCGCCATCGTAGCCGAGATCGTTGAGGGTCTTGGCGAGATCGTTGTAGAACCGGACGCCATACTCGTAGTCTGACTCGCCCAGAACGTCACCGTCGACCTTGACCTTGGCTGCGGCTTTCTTGCCGAAGGTTTCGACGATGTGCTTCTTCAAGACGGAGTCGACCTTGCCGACGTCGCGATTGGCCCATACGTCGACTACGGCCGGCCCGCCGCCTCGAACGTCGCTGCCGACGGCTGTCCTCGTCTTGCGTTGCAGCTCGGAGTCGATGAAGTCGAGCAGCTTCGCGCCGAAGCCCTCGGTGGGGACTTCTCCACGCAAGGCCTTCTTGAGGTTCTCGGCGTTTAGGCCGGCCTGCTTGATGGCAGGAAGACCGGCCACCTCATCTGCGGCCCGCAGCACGTTCATCATCCCACCGGCGGGGGAGATGTTCATCTGCGACAAGAGCCAGGCCAAGGCGTAGCGATCGGCGGCCTCTTCACCGAAGACTCCGGCCATGAGGCGGTGGAGATCGCCATACCAGGCGCGGGACTTCTTAATCTCATCCGGCGTGAGGTTCTTCTCGACTCGCGCCGTCCAGTCCTGCGGCGTCAGCTTCCCAACGACAAGCTCCTCACCATCGTTTCGCAGGGCGATCCGCTTGTTGTCCGGTGCGCCGATCTCTGGCTCGCGTTCGACGATGCGCGTCAGCCGGCCGGCCGCGCCCTCGATCCCCTCGAGCGGAACGGAAGCGGCGAGCGGGCTGACTGGCTGGGGCTCAGCAGAGGCGACGGGCTGGATCCACTTCTTCTGCGCCTTCTTCTTCTTGGACTCCTGAAGCAGGGCCTCTTGCTGCCCAATGGCTGGGAGATCGGCCAGGATGGCGTCGGCCTCTTCCCTCGAGTGCGGGATCTGCTTGGCCAGCTCCGGATAGGCGTTAACGATCGCCTGCATCTGCTTGGAGACCTGGTTGGCCTCGGTGCGGCTCGGGTGCTGGTCGATCTTCTCGACGAACTCGAGCTTCTGCTCCGGCGTCATCCCCCGCATTTCGCGGGCCACCGAGCCCATGAGATCGTTGACGCGATCATGGGCAAGGATCCCTATCTGGATGATCAGGCGATCGCTGACGGGAACACCACGGGCTGCGGCCTCGCGAGAGATCCAGTCATCGACCTGGGCCTTGACATCCGGAAGATCCGGATCTATACTTAGGAGCGATGGCAAATTGGGTTCACCAGCTTGTTCAAGCGGAGCAGCGGTTTCGGGCGGCTGCTGGCCTGCCGGCTTTTTCGGTGCCTTCAGAGCTTTCGCCTCTGCTTCAGTCCCAGCCCGGATCTCCTCCGGCCCCAGCGCCAGCGACTCCTCAACGCTGATATTCTCGCGTGAGGCTCGCGCCGTCACCATAGCAGCGGCCAGAGTCGCGTCTCTCTTGACCAGCTGCTGATACTGCTTGTCGGTCAGGCCGATCGGCTTGGGGATGGCCCCGCGCACCTTCAGGAAGTGGTCGAGGACGCGCTCGTAGCCGGCCTGCAGATCCGCGCTGCGCTTGAGCTGCGGTTCGACCTGGGCCACGGCCTCAGTCGTCTCGCGCTCGGCGGCGGCGACCCTCTCCTCCTGCTCCTCCTCGGCCTCGTTGATGGTCTTGTCGTTTGGACCGTTTCGAAACTTGATGTCGCCCGAGAGCTTGGTGTAGAGGCCGTTGTCGATGAGCTTGGTCATCTGCGACAGCGAGACCTTGATCGGCTCGCCGGTTGAGAGCGACTCGAGGTAGGAGTCGACGGCCCCGAGATCCTCGACCGTCTTCGATACGTCGATCTTGCTCTCCTGCAGGAGGGCCTCAAAGGCCTCGCGGGTGACGAAGACGTTCTCGACCGGCCCGTCCTTGGTCAGCTTCTCGATGAATTGGCGGTGAGCCTCGGGCAGGCGGGTGCGGAGCTTGGAGGCCTCAGCCGTCGTGCCGAAGGCCTCGTAGAAGTCCTTGGCCTGCTGCGCCCGCTGCGCCTGCTCGGCCACGAGGTTGTCCATCTGCCGCTTGGCTTGAGCGCTTCTCGATCCGAGGTAGACGGCGCTGGGGCCGCCCAAAGCCGCTCCAGAGACGCCGCCGATTGTCATCGCGTCCATGACGTTGCGAACGAAGTCGGTCGTCCCCGTCCACGCACGGACGCCCATGAAGACGTCGGTGATCTGCTCGGCGGCAGAGTTGAGACCCTCCTCGCCAGCTTCCTGGCCGAAGTTGGCGGCGATCGCCTTCGAGGCGTTGAAGACGATCTGACGGGCGGTGTCCTTACCAAACGACTGCGCCAATGCGCCAGCCCATTTGGTAATGGCCCGGACATGGATGGCCTCTGTGCCAGCCTCGAAGGCTCCTGTCAGGGCGGCGTTGATGCGGGCGACGGCAGGAGAGACCTTGCCCTCTTCGGTCGTGGCCGCGAACTTGCCGGAGGCCGCAAGCAAGCCGGCGATCGCGAGCGTGGGGGCTGCAGGAACTCCGGCGACGGTGGCGATTGTAGGCAGGATGATGCTCGGCCCGGAGGCCAGCACCTGGTGCGAAAGGCCAACGACATCGCCGGAGGCGAGCTGCCGGATTGCGGATTCACGCATCTCCGGAGTCTCATAGGACTTCTGCAGATCGCGCCAGAACTTGGTCTGAGACTCGCCCAGAGGGATCCCAGCGAGCTTGGGGATGCCAGAGACCTGGGCCTCGAGGCCGGCCAGGCCGTAGACGGCCGCTCGCCCAAGGCCGCCGATGACGCTGAACTTCTTGACCTCGTCCTCGTGTTTGGCGGCGTTGTCGAGATCATCGTGAGCTGCGGCCATCATCCGCTGGTCAGAGAACATCCTCGCCGTGTGAGGATATTTGGCCTGGATCTCAGCGAAGTAGTTGGAGCCAGGGAACTTCGCCGCCGTCTCGGCGTAGGCCATGTTCTGGGCGACGAACTCGGAGGACTCGCCGGTCTTCTCAGCGAGGGAGATGATCTTGGCCGACTTGTCTGGGCTGTCGATCGAGGACCGCTTGAAGGACTCCTCGAGCGGGCTCGGGCCGTCGGTCGGGAAGGCGATGCGGAAGGCCTGCTCCTGAACGGAGTCTATCTCACTTTGGGGCAAGCGAGGTCTCCGCATCCATGTAGCGCTTGAGCTGGGACGGCGTCGGCTCGTGCCTCAGCTTGATCTTCAGGAACTCTCTGGCCCTGTCCACCCTCGACGCTCCGTAGGCGGGATCGCTCTGGAGCTTGGCGACACCAGCCTCGCGAGCCATGCGCCCCTCGTAGTTCTCGATGAACGTCGGGCGGTCAGAGAAGTAGGTGTGCGGATCCGGCACATCCTCGAGAGCTTTCTTCGCCGCCGGCAGCATCTGCTCGGCAGGAATCCCGATCACGGATCTCTTCATCTCGTTGAGGAAGACATCCTTGGTGCTGGTCACGAAGTCGTCGCCAGGCAGCTGGACCGTCTCGCTCTTGGGGAACTTGGCCTCGGCCATGTTCACGATCTGGTCCCAGGCCAGCTTCTGCTTGGTGTCCATCTTCGTGATGGCGTCGTTGTAGAAGGACTCGTCCTTGGCGTAGAGCGAGGCCAGCTGCTGGGTGCGGCGAAGGCGGGTGGCCTCATCGATGCCGATCCCCATCTTGCGTGTGTTGAAAAGCTCGTTCTTCGCCTGATCGAAGGGGACGCCGCGCTTCTCTTGATCGATGGCCATGTTGATGAAGAGGCGCTCGTCGGACTCCTGGCGGGATCTCGTCTGTGCGTCAGAGATCCTCGCCCGAGACATGGTCGCGTTCACGGCGGCGTCGACCTCGAGAGGATCCATGCCGGCCTTCACCGCTTCGGCCTGGGCCACGCGCACGGACTCCTCAAGATCCACCATCCCGTTGTCGGCGGTCTTGACCAGGGACTTGTTGGCGATCCGGCTGACGTCCAGCTCGAGGGCGCGGGCGCGAACGATAGGCTTGATGCGCTCGGCGTCCTTGGCGTCCATCGCCGCGCTGTTGGCCTTGAGATAAGCCTCTGCCGTCTTCGGATCGTTCTCGGAGAGGTAGGAGGCGATCACGGAGGCGTGGATGTCGCTGACGGACTTGTCCTGCATCAGCTTGATCGTGGCAGAATCCAGCCCAGAGTTCGAGCCAAGGATCTTTATTGCATATTGCGTTTCGCGAACTGAACGAGTGATTGGCGTCTCCCCGGTGTCGGGATCCGGAGCGCCACGCTTGCCGGCCACGGCCAGCTGCATCGCGCTCTCGACCTTGGTCTTGCCCACCTCGAGGATGTGAACGCGAGACTGCTCAGCCATGTGCGTCTGCAGGGAGCGATCGATCGCGGTCCAGCGCTTCTGGGCGAGCAGGCCGGCCGCCTGTCGTTGCCTTGGATCTGAGAGGCCGCCGACCAGCTTGTCGACGCCCTTGCGATAGGCCTCTTCGGTGGGCTCGTAGATGGCGAGCGCGTCCTTGCCGCGCCGAGTCAGGGCCCCGCTGTCCTTGTTGTAGAGGAGATCGGTCTCAAGCCTGGTGGCCTCGGCGTCGAACTCGGCCACGGCGACCTCGTTGGCCTGGCGCTGCTGCTCGCGCACGATCGCGCCGATGGACTGGACGCCCTGCTGGACGGCCTGGCCGAGCCTCTCAGTTGCCTGGACCCTGCTCGGGCCGGGAGGCTCAGTCGAAAAGGACGGGGCCTGGATGGGCCGCAGCTCTCCGCTTCCCGGCTCTCTTCGAGGGACTGAGGGCATTAGAAGGGCCTCCTTGAAGGCCGGTAGAGGTCGATCTTATCATATCCACCGCCGGGGCCGGCGAAGGAGTCACCGCCCCTGTAGGTGATGGGCACAGTCTTGGGCTTATCACCACCGCCGAAGTAGGCCGCAGTCGTCGCCGCTCCAGACACGAACTGCGCCCCGCCGGTGGCGATGGTCATCCGCTGGGCGAAGTTGGAGGACAGCCCCACCTGAGCGGCTTGGTTGCCGAGCTGCATCGCCTGGGTGCGGTAGCCGAAGGCCTCGCGCCAGGCGTTGTTCTTGATCGTCAGCTCATCGACCGCGCCAAACTCTGCCGTCTCCGTCTGGACATCCAAAGCCGAGCCCTTCTCGATGTTGATGCCCTGGGCGGCGAGAGCTGCGCGTTGGCTGCCGATGAGGCGCTTAGTCTTGGCGCGAGCGGCTTCGGCCGCCCTGTCGCCACGGATGATGGCGTCCTTGGCCTGGATCTCCGACATCTCGCGGTTTAGCTCGAGCTGCTGCCGCTTGTAGTCGGACTCAATCTGTTGAGCGGTGACGCTGCTGTAGACGCTCCCTGCCGAGGAGAGCGCCTGTAATCCGATAAGGCCGCCAGTGGCTCCCATGTTACCCCCTGATCGGGACGAGTCCCGCCGGAGCTACGGCCAGGACGGACAGGGGGATCGGGTCTGTCTGACGGATGAAGACCCTCCCGTGCGCGTTCCAGCTCGGCTCGATGATGAGATCAACGACTCCGGTCGCCAAGGCGACGGGATCGTCGTAGCCCTCCTCGTTGCGGATCTTCAGCTCGAAGAGACCGTCAAGAGAAGAGTCAGAAGGCGGCGGCCTGGTGCCGGCGAAGATCCCACGGCTTTCCTCCACGAAGATGGTCAGCCTCGAGGTGAACTTCTTCTTGTCGACCACGGTCTCGCCTTGGGGCGGGTCGACGTCGAGGGTATGGAGATCGGCCGTGATCGGCAGGCCGCAGTGGATAACGGCGTAGGGCTTGTCGAGATCCACGGCCCCATCGACGACGGTGCGCTGGACGTAGGCGTCGTTATTGGGATTGGCGACGACGAAGCCGTCACCGAGGACGGATACGAGCTTGCCCTCTATGTGCCAGAGGCCTTCGATGCGGTCAACAGCTCGAGACCAGGTGGAGACGGCGAAGGCCTGTAGATCCACGGGGACGTTGCTCTCTGGTCTGACCGATACCACGGTCGGGCTGGTGAAGGCCTCGATGACCAGCCGGATCTCGCTCTCATCCTCAGCCGTGAGCCGGATCTCGTTGCCGACATCGGCGGCGGTGAAGAAGGAGGCGCTGCTGGTGAGCGTGAGGACCTCGTCGTGGTTCCAGAGGGTGCCGCCAGTGAGCGTCATCGTGTGGGCGGGATCTGAGTTCCTTCCGTCAAAGCTCAGCGAGCAGTCCATCCCAACGTAGTCCTTGATGTCCTCGACGCGACGGGTCTTCATCCGCTCGACATAGCGCACGGTGCGGCCGTCGATCTCGCGCTTGATGATCAGGTAGAGCGAGTCCTCGGTCCCCTCGGGGATTGCCGTGACGGCCTCGACCTCACCGTCGAAGTCGTGGCGATGCCAGCCCCAGACTTGATGCTCGCGGACGTAGGTCAGGCCGAGCAAGACGCCGTCGTCTCGAACGGCCCAGACCACCGAGTGCGGGATCTGCTGGAAGTCCCAGTCCTTGATCGTGAAGTTGTCAAACAGGTGAGCGGCGAATATCGTGAGGTCGTTGCCTTTGTAGTTGTCGACCTGGTAGTCGAAGCCGAGATCGCGGACGATGGATCCACGGGCCTGGATGAACAGGGCCGTGTTGCCGATGATCAGCGGCGGGACATCGCCGGATCCGTAGTAGGAGATCTGCTGCGGGTTGACCTCACCGGGGACGAGGATGCCGGCCGAGTTGCCTTTGGCCTGCCACTCCCCGCCGGTCGTGAAGAGGACCAGCCCACCGAGGTCGATGAGGTGCTTGACGGCGTTGACCTGGCGGCCGGCCAGCTCGAAGAAGATGGCGTCGTCTTCCTGCGAAGGCGAGCTGGTGGTGAAGTTGCGAAAGCTCCCGCTCTTGGAGCCAGAGACTTCCTCGGGCTCGTTGTTGGTGTTGCCGAACATCCTGCGCTGCTGGAAGTAGGTGACCGTGGATGGGAAGTTGTCGGTGCCGACGAAGACGTCGCGATCGGACGGAGGAGTGTCGGTCGTGTCGGCGTCGAGGCCGACGTCGCGGAAGGTTGTCCCAGCGGCGACTCCGAGAAATCCATAGACCCCGTTTAACTCGCGGTAGATGTTGTATTCCGAGGCCCCGACGATCTGCGGGATCGTGATCACATGGGGAGCGCCGACAGTTGGGGCGGCGGCGGCGTTGAGCCGGATGTAGGTGCGAGCGACCGTGCCGCCAGCGGTCCAGACGCCGTAGGTCGTGCCGTCCTCGTTGTCCAAGGTGAAGGTGTTGACGCCGGTCGTGGTGATGAAGAAGGTGCGGCCATTCAGCTCCGTCATCCCCACCATGCCTTCGATGTAGACCTCGTCGCCCGTGGTGTAGCCGTGCGCCACTGCCGTAATTTCTACGGGGTTTGCGTTGGTCGCGCCCGTGATCGGGGTCGTCGTGCCACGGCCAGGGAGGGACTCTTCCTTCGTGTCCTCAGCGATCGAGGTCACGCGATAGCGGTAGGTGTTGGCCCCGGCCGCTCCGGCCACAACCGTCCCACCATGAGGCGGGTCGATGCTGGGCGCGAAGTCGATGACCTCGAGCGTCCAGCTTATGTCCGAGAGCCGGGATAGATCTCTCGTGGCGTAGTTCGGGTGGGTGATGGTGACGACGTCGGCCGACTGCACATACTGGAGCGTGGGTAGATCGGCTTCGACGTAGGGCGTGACCAGGGTGAAGACGCGCCGGCAGATCCCGCCGGAGGTGTAGGCCCCGAAGCCGGTCGTGTTCACGGCCGAGCCGTCAAGATACTGCAGGGAGAAGGTGTTGACCCCGATGAAGACGACACGGAAGTTCCTGCCGTTGAGTTCCGTCATCCCCACCACGCCAGAGATCACGATCTCGTCTCCGGTGGCGTAGCCGTGGGCGACCGCCGTGACCACGCCGGGGCTGGCCTGGGTGATGGCGGTGATCGCCTTCGACGCCTCAAGGACCTGAGCGCCGGCCTTGTGGACCCTCATGTAGAGGTGGCCGAACTCGAGAGCATAAGTCTGGGCGGCATTGAAGACGAACTTTATGAATCGTGAACGCCTGGTCGAGTCCTTCGTCTCGCTGCCAAAGCCAGTGCCCGGACGAGTGGCGACCCCGCCATGCCGAAGGACCAGGAAGTTGCGGCAAGTCCTCAAGCCGGTGGAGTGCTTGGTCTGGTCTGATCGGCCGTAGACGCTGGGCGCGATCTCGCCACCGGCGAAGCTGCGCTGGATCAGCGTGGACATTAGATAAAGGGCGTTCCGTTCCCTCTGCCAGGAGGCAAGAACTCGCCCTCGCGGGCGCGTATGGTCTCGGCGTCAGGCACCTGGTCGGGCACGGATTCGTTGCTGGCCGAGGCCTGGGCCATCGAGATCTCTTGGATGTAGAGCTGGACGGCGCGAAGGCCGAGCTTGAAGGGGTCGCCACCAGTGAGTCTGGGAGCGGCATAGTGCGCCAGCCGAAGGGAGAAGGCGAGCTGGAAGTCGGCGGGATAGCGCTGAGGATCCTCTTCGCGGAAGGTGTATTCGATCTTCGCCTCTTCCTCATCGGTGTAGATGAGCTGGCCCTGATCGTCGCGGCCGGTCTTGAAAACGATGCGGCTCTGGTTGGTGTCGACGCGAGCGGAGCCGATCTGGATGCGCCTCATCATCAAGCAGTCGGTGGGGTAGCGGTAGGAGAACGCCCACTCCTCGGTCTCGGTGGGCGGGTCAGCGACCAGGGCCAGGGCGGCGAACCTGGTCGCGAATGGCCACGGGAAATCGCGCAGGACAGCGTCTCGCGTCTGCTCGTAGAACCGGCGCATGGTGACCGCTTCCTGGCTCTTCTCGTTGTCCAGGTCCGCGATCTCCTTGCCGATCCCGAGGTGTGACAGCGCGAGGTTGGCGATCTCCGTTTTGGTGGCCATGACCTATCTCCTAGTATCGAGGCTTGCGCGGCTTTCGCTTGGGCACTTAGTTGTCCTCCGTGTAGATGACGGCGGCGTGATCGCGCTCATCGCTGTCTGAGCCGCCCTCGAGTTCCATCTCCGTGATCTGGAGACCGAGGTTGCGCTTCTTGCCCGAGCCCTGCATCTCCTGCTCGCCGGCCGACTCGACGACGACGCGAGCGTGGAGCATCATCACCTTGCCCACCTTCGGCAGCTCGCCCATGTTGAGGAGCTTGAGGGAGTCCTCATCAAGGTTCAGCCTCAAGCCGTAGGGATAGTCTGGCCGATGCTGGACCACTTCCGGGCCGCCGAGGAGAGTCCCCTCCGCAGGCAGCCTCATGCTCTTGAGTGGCATGATGCCTCCTAGTTGAACTTGCCGATCGCGAGAACGGAGACGCCAGCGCCGGTCGTGACCTTCCAGCCCGGAGTCGTTGCGGCCACGGCGATCGCGCCGATGTCGACCGAGTAGACGCCGATGGGCGTGTTCGCGGGCAAGATCGGGATCGCGGATCCGTTGCCGTCCTTGATGCTGACGGCCGAGGTGGCGGCTGTGTTGACCGTGACCACGAGCCGGCTGAGGATGTTGCCCTTGGCCCCAGATCCAAGCGCGGCGTCCGTCTGCCCCGCTGCTACCGCGACGTAGGCGTGTTCAAATTGCATGAGCCCTCCTAGATGACGGCCTTGTCCTTATCGGACGTTCTGGCCGGAGCCGACTTGACCGGCTTGTCCTCTCCGACGACGAACTTCTCCATCCACCGCTTCGAGAAGTGATTCTCGTCGATGTTGAAGACCTCGCCCTCGTAGATGCGCTTCTTGCCGTAAAACCCGAGTCTTAACGCTCTGACTTTCATGTTCCCCTCGCTCTCTTTGATCGGTGTGCGAGATCGGCCGGGGAGGAGTGGCTATGCTCCACTCCCCCCCAGCCTTGCTGCTTAGCTGATCACGCTGTTGTCAGGATAGTTGCCGACGCTGCCCTTGTCCACGAACGACTGCGGGACGAGGTGCGCGGACAACGTGATGGACGGCGTGGTGCCGCCGAGGGTATAGGCCAGGCGCAGGAAGCCCTCCTGGTTCTTCTCCACCGGCACGGCGATGGTGTGCTTCGAACCGGCCACCAGCTCCGCTCGCGGGATGCTTCTGGACGCCAGCTCCACCGGGGAGCTGAAGGCCAGGACATCGTCGCTCTGAAGCGCGAAGGCGTAGGTCTCGTCGCCGTTGCCGGCGTCGGCCGCCACCTCCACGTTGATCAGAACGATCATGGGCTCTCCTTCGAACAGGCGCGAGGCCGACCCGAGGGATAGGACGCCCGAATTGGCCGAGGCCGAGAGGGCCACGGAATCCGAGAACTGCAGCTCTTTGTCGAGGATCATCTTGTTATCTCCTTTCCTTTGGGTTTAGGCGACCAACGCTTCCGTCTCGACCAGCGCGTCGACCGTGCGGATCGGGATGCCACGGAACATCGGCGTGGCGACCCCGTCGACCATCTGGTAGGACAGCCCACCGCCCGCGATGACGTCGTCGCGGCGTTGGATGTCCAACATCTGGAAGCAGGACCGGTTCATGTAGAACACGGCCTTGCCCGTCTTCAGGTTGTGGATCCGGTGGATCGCCTTGATCATCAGCTCCACCAGGTCGGCCGCGCTGGACTTGGCCACGAGGTTGGAGATGTCGATGTTGGCGATGCGGACCACCTGACGCCAGTCCTTGAGACAGAGGCCGCCCTTCATCTGGAAGCGGTCCCGGTAGCCCAGCATCCGGTTGCCCGCGATGCCGGCCGTCGTCTCGATGGTCTGAAGCCCGAGGTCCATATGCTCGAGTCCGGCCTTGCTTCCTTTCGGGAAGATGCCGTAGGCGCTGTTCTCACCCCAGACGACGAGCCAGACGGACGAGTTGTCCGCTCCGACGCCGCCGCCCGAGAGGATGTTCTGCGCGTTCTGAGCCGCGAGGCTCGAGTAGCGCACGGACAGCCCGTTGAACTCCTCGGGGTTGAGGCCGCTGTTGCCGTAGAACAGCGTGGACGCGAACTCCTGGCCCATCGACTCGATGAAGGCGCGGGCTTCGGAGAGCCTGAAGGCGGCGGTGTTGCCGTTCAGCTCGGCCAGCTCCTTGTCGACTTCCGACCAGGCCTCGAGCATCCCGCAGTTCTCGTCGACTTGCGCGGTCTCGGACTTGGACGGCTGCGTCCCCTGGTTGAGCAAGCGCCAGTAGACGTCCGGCAGCCCCGTGCGAACGGTCACGCGATGGCCCGTAGGGAGGTTTCCCTCCATGTACGAGACGTCGTCGAGGATCGGGTTGCTCTGAGCGAGCAGTTCCACGATCGTGGGGACCTTCCCTTGAGGATCGAGCCGCTTGGCCCAATCTGCGAGGTTCAGTGCAGGCATGGTTTATTTCTCCTTTGTGGTGCTGGTCTCACCGTAGAGAACGTCTGCCGCTGATCGTGGCGCTGTCGGCTGACCCGACGCTATCACCAGCTGGTCATCGGTCATTGCTCTCCCGATGCGAACGAAGACCCTGACCAGTTCCGGGTGGTTACCCAATCCCGTTTCGTTCAGGGCTTTCTTGAAGGCCTCGGTCCCGAATCGATTCACGACACGCTTGGCGATCTCGGCGCTTTGCGCGAACTTCTCGCCGCCGATCTCCGTGTCCTTCTTCGATGCGTCCACCCAGGCAGTCACTTCTTGCGCCAGCTTTTGCTTCTCGCCTTCCACGAAGGACTTCACCATATCGCTCTCGCGTTGCAGCTCCGCTTGCGCCTGTTCGGGAGTCCAGTTCAGCTCCTTTGCACGGGCAGCTATCTTCTCCACGGCGTCAGCGGCGAGGTGCGACCCCTCGGGCAGCTTCAGCTCGAGAGGCTTGCTCTCGGGCGTCTTGGTGCCATCGGGCTGCTTCGTTGTGGCTTCGGCGGCCGGCTTTCCGTCTGGCTGTCCCGTGACGGTTGTGCCCGTCTCGGGTGCGGCCTTCGGGTCCGTCGTCGCTGCCGTCGCCGGTTCGGTGTTGGTCTTGCCGGTCTCAGGAGCTGCTGCGGTCGTCATTGGCTTCCTCTCTCTTCTTAGATTCTTGCATCATCAAAATCATGGCCTCGGGCTTGGCGTCGTGGATCTTGCCCAGCAGCTGGAGGCCGACCTGGCGCTGGCCCTCGTTGAAGAAGGTGGTGCTGTTGCCGGTGAAGCTCGAGCGGTAGATGCCTGCGGTCTCGAGGATCCACCAGAGGATCCTGCGGCCGGCGGGCAGCTCGAGCAGGGCGCGGAGATCCGTCAGGAAGTGGCGATCGTTGAAGGCCTCCTTGAGCCTGGCCTTCTCCACCACCTTCGGGTCGGCTGCGTTCACGCTTTGGCTCCGTTCATCGCGGGCATACTAGCATTTTCTTCGAACACTTGTTCGATCAACACGCTGCTCCGTTTGCTTCCGACATCCAGCCGGCCTCGAACTCGAGCGCATCCGCAGACCCGCCCACCAGCTTCGAGTAGAAGATGAATGGCCCGTCAGCGAACGCGACCTCGTGGTGGCCTTCGACGCAGATGAATTGAACACGGGACTTCGCCAGCCCCTTGTGCGCGTGAAGTGCCTTGAATCTTCCCCAGGTGACATCGAATTTCATCTATTCCTCTGCCCAGCTCAGGCCGGTCACTGTCTGCCTGTTGTTGGAGCTGTTGGCGACCGACACGAGAACTGTCGAGTTGGGCCTAATGATGAAGGCTTGATAGAAGTTCTTATTCTCCGTCCCGCCCAGAGCCGAGATCATATACCGGACGTCGCCGCTAGATGATACCGTCGGCGCGTGGAAGACTTGCATCTTGGATCCAGCGCAGCTGGAGTCGCCAGGCCTGATCGCTTTCGCGGTTCCGCTCGAGGTAACGACCGGATCGGTGTAAACGTGGAAGTGGGCCGCGACGTTGACTTCTATGCTGTTGAAATCGATGTGATTTATGTAGGCGTTGACGATGTTCGTGGAGACGTTCACGAAGAGCAGCGCCGGAGTTTGGCTGGTGCCGCTGGTGAGGTGATCGCCCACGGATGAGAAGTAGCGGCATAGGCTGGCCTGGGTGCGCTGGATCGGAACGGCAGCGGTGACGGTTGTGACGATTACGGAGTTCGTCACCTGAACTTGGGCCACGCCCTTGACCTCGACCAGCTGGGGAGCGAAGCCCTGGTCATCGAGGTGAGAGGGCTGGGCTGCAGCCGTGGCCGCGAGCATCATCGCCAGGATCGCGCTCACCTGGCCTCCGTCTTGCGGAGCAGCATCTTGATCGTGGCCGCAGGATTGCCGGTGCTGGCCCTCGGCCGGATCCAAAGGGTGAGGTCGGCCACGGTCGAGATCCCGGGACCGTTGAAGACGAGCTGGTTGCCGTGGACGTCGGTGACCGGCGACCAGTTCGCCTTGTCGTTGGAGCCCTCGATCGTGACCTTAGAGCCACCGCCGAAGGCACCGATCGCTTGGATCGTGCGCCTGGTGCTGCCGATCATGGACAGGGGATCTCCGCTGTCGCCAGTGGCCAGCGGGCCCCAGGTGATGATGTGGCCGTAGTCGCCGCGAGTCGTGACCTCCTCGATGTCGAAGGCGAGGGTGGCCACTATGCTCCGGGGATTGCTTGCCCCGCTTGAGCGACGTCGAGCAGTCGCTTAAGCGCGTTGTCGTCCTCGAGGCTGGCCCCGGCGAGCTTCTGGGCAGCCCCTGCGGCCTCGTTGATGGTCTCGGCCTGCTGCTGCTGAGCGGCTGCGGCCTGGCGGCTGCCGCGCATGGCCTCGACGTCCTCGTCTGAGCGCACCACCTCGGAGGGAACGCTCAGGGTGTCGGCGTAGACGTCGATCAGCTGGTCCGTGTCCACCTTGTCCAGAACCGCCGGATTGCCAGTCTGAGCCGCGAGATTGCCGACGAAGCCGGCGAAGCGCTCGAGCCCCGATACTCCCACCAGCTTCTGGGCTTGGGCCATGATGGAGACATACTCGACTCGAAGGGTGACGCCTTCGAGTTCGGCAGGAGGCTCGGGGATGAGTCCTTGTCGGAGCATGATGTCGAAGGTGATGTCGATGAGCGGGTCCAGAAGATCCTGGTTAAGCTGCTCGAGGACCGGACCAAGCGCCAGAAGTTTCTCCTCATGTCGCTCCTCCACCTCACGCGCCGTGATCTGCCTGCGATCACTCGATGCGAGCATCAGGAAGAGGTCTTCGAAGAAGGCGCGGCGAACTCGCTGGCGAACCTGATCTTGCTTGACCTCGTGCTGCTGCAAGTTGAAGTTCACCTCGTGCGCCGGTCTGAAGCCCTTCTGTCCCTCACGCTCGTCGCTGTAGGTGATGTCGCCGGGGAGCAACGATGTGCGAACGGTTCTCAAAGCCGTGGGTGCCACCATCGGCGGGTTGACCATCTTCTCGATGGCCTGGGCACCGCGCTTCTCACCGAGCTGCAGCTGACGGATGTCTCCGAGCGAGTCCATGCCGGGGCAGGATGTGCCGTAGACGTCCTCGCCGCTGACCTCCCATCGAGGGGCCAGCACGGGGAAGAAATCGAAGCCGGCCTCGCGCAGCATCTTGCCCTGCTCGTCGGCCATGTAGTTGGACTGCTGGGTCGAGCTGCCGCCGCGCTCGTAGTAGGCCGAGTAGAAGCGCTTGTATTTCGAGTCGATCATGCTCGGGTCGAAGTCCGGGTTGGGCATGATCACATGGGCGACATCGATCCAAGACTCCTTGAGGCCCTGGTCCCAGAGGCTCTTGACCAGCGTGGAGATGTTGGTCCAGTTGATCTCCTTGCCCATCTGGTCTCTGCCGAACATCTCCACGACCTGGCGCACGGTCATGCGGAACTCGCGGTGGAAGACCTTGACCTTGAGCTTGGCGTCGTTGGCGATCATGTAGCTGCCGACCGGGAAGACGTAGCAGCGGATGCCGTCCTCGAGATCCTCTTCCACGAACATCGCCGCCGAGCCGAAGACGCCCAGGTCGCCATAGACCAGGGGCAGGGCGTTGTAGAGGTTCGAGCGCAGGAAGATCGAGCGCATCCTGGTGGAGACGGCGTCAAGCCAGCCCTTGACCGCGCCCACATCAGCGAGGTCGGGGTCGGGCGTGGACAGCCGAAACCACGGGCGAGCGGGCGAGGTGATGCCGCCCATCATTCCGGCGCGAAGGGTCCTGGCCGCGAGGGTCGCCGTCGAGTCGATTATCTTCTGGGACCGTCGGTCGCCCTTATTGACGTCGGCCAGGAAAAAGCGGGTGCGCCTGGGCAGGATGAAGTCCGAGAGATCCCGCCAGTGCGCGGTGAAGGAGCTGCGCTCATTCTCGAGCTGGGCGCGAAGGCTCTCAAGCCGGCTGCGCCTCGTGTCCTTCTCTTGGGGGATCGTTTCGGTCGGCACTTAGGCCCCGAGCAGCGTCTTCTGCTGGGATGCCTGAGCCCCTGTGCTGCCGAGGCCCTGGGTGAGGATCGTGTCCTGCCTGGACTGGCCAGCGGTTGAGAGCGCGAGCTGGCGTCTGCGGGCCTGGCGTCGAGCGCTGTCAGCTGCGGCGGTGCCTTCCTCGCCGGCCTGGCGAGAGGCGAACTCGCTCTGCAGCTTGCGGGCCTGGGCCTGCTGCTCATCGCGCTGCTTCTTCGCGTCGTCCTTCGCATCCTCGCCGCTCTTGATCTGGTAGGCGGTGCCAGCCGCTGCGGTTGCTACGCTGGCGGCGATCAGGGGGATAAACCACGGGGAGGCCACGGCCGCCGGCCCAGCGAAGGCCAGCTCGGGGATCACCAGCATGACGGCCATCACGAACAACACGCTCATCAAGATCTTCATGCGTTCACCCTCTTGGCGTAGATTCGGTCGGACAGCTCGTAGCCTCGGCGCAGCAGTAGCAGGCTGAAGTCGCGCTCGACCGTGACGGCGTGGTAGATGACATCGGCCCCGTCCTTCTCCAGCTGCCCATCGCAGAACTGGATGAGCTTGTCGCCAAGGTCTCCCTTGCGCCGGAAGGGATCGAGGTAGAGCAGCTCCTCGTAGGCTTGCTTGGTCGCCTTGAAGTGCGGGTGCCGGTAGAGCATGAACACCGAGTAGCCCACGAGCTGGCTGTCGAAGCGGGCGGTGTAGATGCGGAGGTTGCCGGCGTTCTCGGCCGCCTGATAGAAATCGAAGTCGGGCTCGACTCTGAAGTCCTTGAAGCGGGCGATCTCTTTGAAGTGCTTGGCGATGAGCGGGACCATCTCGCCCACCAGCTTGGGGGACAGCGGCTCGCGGGCGAATACTACCTGGGCTGGCTCTCGGCCGGTCCTCACGCGCCAATTATGGACGATGGCCTAGCGCTTTGTCAACGACGTCACGAACTTTTTACTGCCGCTCAGCCAGCGGATCCCAATCTGTCGTGTGCTGCGTCTCGGTGCCGGCCTGAGACTGCCTGAACTTTTGCGTCGGCTGATCGGGGATGCAGAAGGTGATGGCGAGCGCGTCGGCCTTGTCGGGCGAGAACTTCAGCCGCTTCTTGATCTGCTCCTTCTCCTCGAGCCGGAACTTGCCCTTGAAGAAGGTGTAAGTGGGCGCGGTCAGCTCGCGCAGCAGATCCGGCTCATTGGGCAGCGAGCCACCAGCTCGGACCCAGTCGCGCAGCCTGAACCACATCTCGCTGCGGAGGTTGAAGTAGCGCGGGTCGATCGCCTTGCCGCTGAAGTTGACGGGCATCACCGGCAAGCCGGCCAGGTTCATCGAGTCGATCGCGCTGGCACCGTAGCCGCCGGTGTCATCGACCATCGCCTGCTCCCACTCCCAGCGCTGGCGGGCCAGAGCCGCACGGGCCGCGATCTCAGGGCCAGTGGCTCCGCGCATCTCTGCCGGCTTGAGCGCGGCCAGGCCTTGGCGCGGGAACAACACCGTGCGATCGTCACCGAAGCGGGCTACATCGATGCCGATGCGCTTCTGGACATACTCGTAGGCCGTGGGCAGCAAATGCCGGCCCATCGCGTCACGCACCTCATCAGGGCTGAGCAGGGCGTTGATCGAGCTGGGCGGGAAGAGGCCAAGGATCGAGGACATGACCCACGGATCCTCGAGGCCGAAGGTCTTGATCTGCTCGCGGTTCCACTCAGCCGGCCCAGGACCAAGGCGTGGCGCATGGACCCAGGCCTTGGGATCTTCCGGATCCCCCGAGATCCGCAGCACCGTCCACAGGTGGGCCAGCGTCTTGGCGGCGGCGTAGAGCATTCCCTCGAGGCTGGTGGGGTTGCCGGCCTGGATGATCTTGCCCCAGGCGCAGTTGGAGAGCGCCTGCTCGCCGGCCTTGAGGACAGCGACGGGGATGTCGCCGGACTCATCGACTAACACCAGGACGTATGCCGAGTG